TAACGAAGGTATGCTCGACAAGGCCCAGGCCCTGTACAAGGACGCCGAGGCGCTCAAACGCGAGAGCGCGGAGAAGACCCGCACTGCCAACCTCACCGCAGCCAGCACGCTGGGCCACATGGAATCGGCGAAGTACACGGCTGACCGTGGCTACGCAGGGCACGCCCTATCCGCTAACAAGCCCACCGACCTGGAGCGTATTGCGTCGTCGAAGTTGCAAAAGCTACTCGCCGACAACCCGGAGATCAAGAACGATCCCAAACTGCTCGCCGCTGCCCAAGAGCAAGCGTATACCGAAGCTGCAAACATCTGGGGCAAACTGCCGGGGACGGTTCGTTCCGAAACCGCAGAGGCTGGCCGCGTCTCGGATGCGCTCAAGACCGATCCTCAACTGAAGATGCTGGGCGCTATGCGGGCCTCGTACGCCACGCGTGAGATGACGCCTGAGTTGCAGAAGAAGGTCGAGAACATCGACGCGCAGATTGCGAAACGCACAGCTGAAATCCGTGCTCAAAATGCGACGCAACCTACAGGGACGCCTGGGCAGGGTACTCCCAGCCCCAGTGCAGCACCCCAAACTGTTACCATCGGCAACCAGACGTATGTACGTCCCCCCGGCATGACCGACCAACAATGGAGCGCTTACCAAGCGTACGTCAAAGGGAATAAATAATGGGCCAAGTACTTAGCCCGGATGAATGGTTGGCAACGCAAACAGAAGCTGCTCCATCTGCGCCGCTAAGTCCTGAACAATGGATGGCGCAACAGCAACCGCAGCAACCGGCGGTGCTTAGCCCTGAGCAATGGCTTGCGCAACAAGAAGACCCGAGCAAACAGTCTTCGCTGCGTCAAGTTGCGGATGTCCCGTTGAAGCTGGGGCAGGGTGCCATTACTGGGGTGCGTATGGTCGCCGACTCCTTTGGCGCGGGCAGCGGCATGTCCGAAGCCTTGAAAGGGGCCGAAGACTACTTGGGTGATCTGCTGAGTGCCCAGTCCAAGCGCGATGCTAAAGAAATTTCGCGCATCATGAAGGAAGCCCAAGACAAAGGGGCCCTCGACCAAGTGCAGGCCGCACTCAAGGCGCTCACCGTTGCCCCCGTTGATCTGATTACCAACGCGCTGGGAACCGCTGCACCTGTGTTGGCAGCTACATTGCTTGGTGGCTCCTCTGCCCTTGCTGCGCGTGCTATCGGCGCTGGGGTCGGCGTGGCCATGGGTGCTGGTACGGTGAAGGGCACAATCTATGATGCCGTCAAGGATGAGCTGAAAAAGACGGACATGACAGCCGCTCAGATCGAAGAGCGGGCTCAACTTGCGCAAGCCTACGGCGGCAAGAACCTGGACATGATCCTGGCGGGCGCGGCCCTTGGCGGTTTTGGTGCTGCCTCTGGGTTTGAACCTGCAGCGGCGAAGGCCATCGCAGGACGTATCGCGGGTAAGGCTGGAGCCAAAGAAGCAGCCGAGCAAGCTATCGAAGCCACCGCCAAGAAAGAGCTGGAGGCAGTAGCCAAGCGTGGTGCTATTGGCCAAGGTGCCCGCACCGGCCTGACCGAGTTCGGTACGGAAGCTATTCAGGGTTCACAAGAACAACTAGCCGAGAACGTCGCGCTGCGCCGCGAAGGCTATGACGTGCCTATCATGCGCGGGGTTATCTCCCAGGGTGTGCTGGAAGGTATGGCGGGCTTCGGGCTTGGTGCCCCCATGGGTGCGATCGAAGGGCGTCGGGCTCGGCAAGCGCAAGAAATTGCGCCTATCCAGCTGTCCAAGGAAGACATGGCGGTTGTCGAGGCCCCGCTCACCAAGGAAGAAGCGCCCGACGATGTCCAGCTTGATGCCGAGTACATCAAGACCGTTGCTACCGATCTGATCGCAAGTGGAGTACTCCCCGCCTCTGCGCGAGAGATGGCTGTTGCTATCGCTACTGAGGAAGCTAGAGCCGATGCGCTTGCCGAGAAAGAAGCAAAAGGAGCTGAGAATGCTGCAGCATCTGTCACCCCAGCAGGTGGAGTTAGCCCTGAAGTGGCTGGACAGCCCAGTGCAGAGCCCGCCGCCCCAGGAGCTGGAGGCGCTGAACCAAGTGGAGTGGTACCTCCTGGACCAAATGCTGCAGACCTTACTCAAGGAAAAGCAGTCGAGCCTGTTGCACTGACGCCGCCAAATGAACCTGCACCTACTACCCCTGTTGCCCCTGCCGTTGCTGAAGCTCCTGTATCGCCTGCCCCTGCCGAGCCGGTTCAAGCACAAGCTCCTGCTGGAACTCCTGAAACGCTGACCCCCGAGCAGCAGGAAGCGGAGTTCGACGCCAAACTAACGGCAGCGAAAAAGATCGCGAAGTCCAATTTCGACACCGCGCTCGACCAAGTGGACGATCCCATGTACGGCGGCGACATTGGCGCAGCCCTTGACGCGTACTACCAGAACACGATTGATACTTTGGCGGAATCGGGCGAGACAGACCCCAATGTTATCAACCGCGCGATTACTCATTTTGAGCGGCTGGTGGATGAGCACAAGAATAAAGCTCTAAAGGACCAGCCCGCCGACGTGGTCGCGGAGAAGGTCGAGCCCCTGCGCCTGGAGCCCGGTGAAGTTGTTGAGCCCACCCCGAAACCCGCAGGCAAGAAGCGCGGGCCGAAAGGCGCTCGGCTGACCGAAGAACAAAAGACCGAGTCCAAGCAGCGCGGTGAAGAAGGTACCAAGCTGTGGAAGGCGATCAACAGTACCGTCAACAAGGCAGTCGCGGCTTTCAACGAGGCCATCACTCCGCTTGACCCCGACAACTACCCCGACATCCAGCAGTTCCAAGAAGCTGTTGAGTCTCGACGCATCCAGAAAATCCAGGCTATCAAGACGCTACTGGAGCAGCAGCGCTACGCTCGTGGCAAGGCCAAACTGGAAGCGGCTATCAACGAGGCCCTGGCTCACAAAGAGATCACCCCCAAAGAGATTGCCGACATCAAAGAGGGCATGAAGCGGGTATCTAAGGCGAGTACCGAGGTCAAGGTCGGTCGAGCCGACACGCGGTTCAACAACTTCTCCAACGCCGAGCAAGCGCTGCGGCACGTCATCAAGACGGGCAATCCATTCCAACGGTTCCTGGCCCAGCGCCTCCTGCCGTTTGTGAAGGGTGTGAACTTCACGGTTCTTGAGGAAGGGGAAGTAGTACCTGATGTGATCCGCGACGGCGGTGCTACGAAAGATTGGGAGATGTCTCGCGGGCTGTTCCTGCGGGAAGTTGCTTCGGGGCAACGGCACATCTTTGTTCGCGGCATGTCTGGCGGTCCGTCGCAAGGGATCAACAACGTCACGGTTTTGCACGAAGCCCTCCACGCTGCCCTGAACAAAAAGATGGACATGGCGGACTGGTCACTCAGAAGTGGGTTTGACCGTCACTCTGACCTGACCCGCGCATTCAAACCGTTGGCGGAAACAATCCGTCTGACGCAAGAGCGTATGGCGGCTATGGAAGAAGCAGGTACGTTGCCAGACCATTTGAGCGAGCTGGTTGACGCAAAGATTTTTGAAGACGCCCGCGAGTTTGTGGCCTACGCCATGACCGACCCGATCTTCCAGAAGTTCCTGATGCAGACCCCCGGCGTGGTCAAAGAGTCTTTGTTCACCCGGTTTGTGAACTCGGTGCGCCGCATCTTTGGCATGGAGCCGGGTACGGTTAACGCTCTGTCGGATGTCATCAACATCACGGACAAGATGCTGTCGGCGCGGATGACGCCGCTAATGCGTGAGGAACTGCGGGCTGAGCAAGAGACTGCCGGGGACGCTGAAGTTTCGTCGATGGCCAAGAAGAATGTGGCCAAGACCGACAAGCTAATGGAGAAGGTTGCCAAGTCCCATACGGGGACTAGCCCCCAATTGGTTGGACTCAGCGCCATCGCCGAGGCAGTCAAAGCGCGGGATGGAAAACTTGCCGCCGACGTGTTGGCTGCGCATTGGGATGCTTGGAAGTCCGGCTCCATGCGCCAGCTGTTGCCCGCGCTCCAGACGGAAACGATCATTGACTGGGTCAAGAACATCGGCAAGAAGGTTCCCGGTGTCGGCGGGTGGGCCGACCACCTCAGCAAAGCCTGGGGCACCGTCAAAGATGCCAACGCCATGCGCGTTGCAGGTGTGGCTAAAGCCGCGCCCATCAGTGACAAGTTGCTCCGCCTCGCGGGCAAGAACCAAACGCAGTACCGTGCGCTGGCCAACGTGATGCACTACTCCACCTTGGCCAAGGTTGACCCCTCCAAGGATACGAAGCTCAAGGCTTTGAATGAGTTGTGGGCCAAGTTGGACGACGACACGAAGGCGCTGTACAACGAGGTGCGGGAATACTACTCCAGCAACTACGACCTCTACCATCAGTTGCTCACGGACCAGATCGAGCAGTCAAAAATCCCCGGCACTTCTAGTGATCCGAATACGGCCAAGGGCAAGCTCATGGCCGAGATCAAGAAGATGTACGAGACTGGGGCGCAAGAGGTTCGCGCTGCCGACGGGACGATGTATCGTCCCCCGTATTTCCCGCTCGTTCGCTACGGTCAGTTCTGGTTGCGCCTGGGTTCCGGTAAGAGCCGTGAGTTCTACATGTTCGAGTCGCAAGCCGAACGGGAAGTGTTCCTGCGCCAACGCGTCCGTGCAATGAAAGAATCTGGGGATACCCGTACGTACGAAGAGATGTACGAGGATGGCGACGTTCAAAAAGGCGACAACATCCAAGAAGCCCGCCAAGACATCAAGGATTCGAGCGCCCTCATCAAGTCTCTGTTCGAGGCAATCGAGGATGCGGCTGGACGCCCCATCGCTGTTACCGACGACTTCGGCAACCAAGTTAGCAAGTACTCCACCATCGACCCTGACAAGATGAAGGACGAGGTGTATCAGCTGTACCTGCACACCCTGCCGGAGCGCAACTTCCGTCGTCAGTTCATCCATCGCCAAGGGACCACCGGCTTCTCGCAGGATATCTCGCGCAACTTCGCCACGACCAGCACTAACATGGCTAATCAGTTGGCGCGTATCAAGTATGGCCCAACGATGGTAAACGAGGTGCAAGCCGCCCGTGACGCTCTGAAGGGCAACCCCGATGAGGCTAAGTTGGCCGAGTTTGTTTCCGAGATGCGCATGCGCGTTGAGCAGGAGGCGTACCCTGACCCCGGCAATTCGCTGGGGCACCGCATGGCGGAGATGGCCAACAAGACCGCGTTCCTGTGGATGATGTCCACGATCAAGACTGCTGTTGCTCAGTTCTCCGCGCTGCCGGTATTTGTTGCACCCGTACTCGCGTCCAAGCATGGTCCCGTGGCGACCGCCAAGGAAATGGGCCGGTTCATGAACGTGTTTAACAACCTCGGCGTCATCAAGGAAGACGGCTCGTTCGTTGCTCCCACCATTGCGCAATCCCGCAACGTCAAGCTGAACGCAGAGGAAGGCCGAGCAGCACAGTACATGGTCGATCGCGGTATCAGCGAAACCACCATGGCATACGACTTGGGCAACCGCCGCAAGCGGGCCACGTACGAGCAGCACTCGACAGCTTACAAAGTGACCAGCGCTATTACCAACGTGATGACGGGTCTGTTCCACCACGCCGAGCGCATGATCCGCGAAGTGGCGTTCATGTCTTCGTTCCGTCTGTACCGGGACAAGTTCCCCAACATGGCGTTTGAAGAGGTGGCTAAGCTCGCCGAGCAGGACACGTACACGGCGCTGGGCAACTTCTCGTCGGCTAACCGCCCCCGTGGTCTTATCGCTACTGCGGAACGTAAAGTGGTGCTCGATGCGCACAAGCCGTTAGGCCGTGGGCTGTTCCAGTTCAAGATGTTCCCCGCGTTCGTCACGACCTACTTCGTGCGCAACTTCTACCGCATGACCGCCAAGGACATGACCAAGGAAGAGCGTAAGCAGGCGGCGGTCCAGTTCTTTGGCTCCATGATGATGTCGTTCTCGATCGCTGGCTACATGGGTGTCCCCGGCATCAGCTTCGCCATGGGCCTTGCTCAGGGGCTGCGCAATTTGTTCAAGGATGAGGACGATGATGATCCGCTCGAAAAGCGTGACCTGGAGTTCTGGTTCCGCAACATCTGGCTGCAGCAGACCTTTGGCAATGTGAAGATCGGCGACCACAACTTGGCCGACTTGATGAACCGAGGGCTCGTTGCGAGTTTGACCGGATACGACATCTCCAGCAGCTTGTCGTTGAACAACATGTGGTTCCCCGACGTGAAGGAGCAAGCCACTGCCGAGGCAACCATGGGGGAATACCTCAAGTCCTTGGCGGGCCCGTTCGCATCTTTGGCGGTGTCCCAGGTTCCTCGCGCAGTGGACAAGCTCCGTGAGGGCAAGATTCTTGAGGGTATCGAGCAGTTGCTGCCCGGTATGGCACGCTCGCCCGTCACCGCGTATCGCTATTCGCAAGAAGGCGCAACCACCGCCGCTGGCGCCCCCATTAAGGATGCCCAGGAATTCACCCTCGGGCAACTCGTTGCTCAGGGCATGGGCTTCTCCACCGAAGGGCTTGTGGCTCGGCGGGAGGACATCTTCAAGGCGCAGGCCCTGCGTCTCCAGGTGCAGAACGAGAAGAAGGCGCTCCTCAACCGTCTGGATGTGGGGCTCCGTAGCGACCGGGACGTGGACAAAGTCCTCGACGATGTGTTCCGGTTCAACGCAAAGAACTCGTTCGACCCCATCGACGCCGACTCGCTCACCGCATCCATCATCAACCGCCTGGAGCAACGCATCCTGTCCGATCGTGGCATGCGCATCGACGAGAAGTACTACCCGCAACTCATCCAGCTTATGGAGCCCTCGTCGCGCCGCCTGGACGTGGAGGCCAGGAAATAAAAAAGACCCCCCAGTTTTCACCGGGGGGTCCAAGAGGAGAAAGGGAGCTAACCCTATGAGGAGATACAGGCAACTGCTACCTGTAACGGAAGTCTACCTCAGAGACGCCACACCCGCAAACCTTTCACCCCGTCCACAACCACAACTTGTGTTACAACTTCCATTTTAAGTCTTTTGGTTACACGAGCTATCTGCGCCCGTGCTGCCCCTGCGTCTATGCAGGGGACAAAGAATGAGTAGCCCTTGCGGAAGTTACGCCAGTTGATCTGATACGACACTGTCTCGATCTTCATCCTTGGCCTCGGCTTCCTCGGCTTCCAGGTGCAGGAACTCATGGTTGGAGGCATCGAACCGGAGCACACGCACTGCCGGAGCCACCACCTTCATACCCTTGGACATGCGCTTGTTCATCGCTTCCTTAAACACGCCGATCTTGGTTAGGTCCCCCAGCGCCCCCTTGTAGTTGATCTGGTTCCTAACACAGTATTCTTTAAATGCTTTTGCGCTGATAAAGAGTTCTTTAGTATCGGGCTCGTACCGCACCATCAGCTCACCGCGTGGCTCCATCAGGGGCAGGGCGTCCATGTTCGTGCGGGCGTCGGCGATACCGTTCACCACCAGGACGTTGTTGATGTGGCTGTTGATGAAGTCACCGATCGTGGTGACCGGGGTGCTCTGGGGCGGCTTGATCTCGTGGCGCATCTCGCTGAGCATGACCTTCACCCATTCGTAAATGGCGCTCATGTCGTAGCTGTGCAGACCGAGTCGGCGGGCGATGAGACCCCCAGCGATGTTGCATGCCACCACACCGGACCAGAAACGCTCGCGGGCGGAGAACTGCACTTCCTTGTCGATCTTGGCCTGCACGGCCCGCATCAGCTCGACTGCTTCTTCCAGGTTATTGACCAGCCACTGGACGTAGGGCTCGATCGCGTGGCCGTAGTTGTCCCGCAGTTGGTGATCGAACATCTGCTTGCCCACGTCGGTAGGGATGATGTCGGTCGGCGCGATACGGTACTCAAGCAAGCGCATGGACTCGCCGTCGGGGGTGCTCTTGGAAACCCCCAGCTTCTCGTAGAAGCTAGCGTTGGAGGAGCAGAGTGTGATGCCCTGCCATGTGGTGTTGTTCTTGCGCAGGGTGTTTGTTTGCCCCTGCATGCGGTCCTTGCCTCGGCCCTGGCTGACGCTGTACACCAAGTCAGAGAACTCCATCCCGGTCATGTTGGTGATCTCGTCGATCGTGTTGGCCAAGTTGTTCATGACGCCGAGCCGGTGTAGCTTCGCGTTGAGCGTATCCTTGAACATGCTGGTCAGTTGCTTGGGCTGGCCCGTCACGCTGTTGCACATGAACAGGGCTGTTGACTTACCCGAACCTGACTCGGGGGAGATCAAGTTGATGATGGCCCCTTCCAGCCCGGTGAACTTCAGCAATGGAGAGCCGAACGCCGTGAGTGCCGCAAACGCATGGGGTTCCAGTCCGGGTTGGGCGTAGAGATTGAACACCTCTTTCCACTTGTCGAACTCGCCCTGCACGTGAACCTTGTCCACCACATCCTCGGTGGTAGATGACGGCGGGCTGTAGAACACCCCGTCCTTGGTAACTTCGCGGTCGCCCACGATGAACTTGCTGTCTCCGTCGGCCCATCCGTACTGTGTTCTCATCTTCTCTGCCTTCTTCTCGTACTGTAGATTCTTGAGTGAGCTGACCACAAACGCGGACAGCGCATCGTATTGCGCCTTGGATGTCACCACACCGTGGTGGGCTAGTAGCTTGCGCAACTCATCCTTGGAGCAGATTGCCGCCGCCGTCAGGGAGAACTCCCGGACACCGTCATGCGGCAGGTGGAGTCGGAACAACACAACTTCCCCGGTCTCCGGGTCGGTCATGCGTTTGACTAGGTAGAAGTCGTGTTCGTACACGAGCTTGGGTTCGTCCTCGGCCTCTGGGGGTGGGCGCAGGTAAACGCCACCGTTCTTGCCACGGAAGAATGGGAATGGGTAGTCAGGAATGACGAACCGTGTGGTCTCTCCAGTCTCCTCGTCCTGCACTATGAACTCGTCATCCTCGGCCTCGGCGATCTCGACCCCCAGCATGATCGGGGACTTGATCTTGCCCTTGTGTGGGCATCCGTCGCAACCACCAGGGTTGCGCTCCTCGAACGTCGTGCATAGGTGGGGACCACCGTTCTTGCGCAGGTTGGCCAGCTTCGTGTCCACTTCGCTCGGGTCGTACCGATCGTAGTCCTCGGACATCTTGTGGGCGGCTTTGTCCCCGTCAACGCAGAACGCTGTTATGGAGAGTGCCGACTGCCACAGCGGCTCGTCGAGGTTTTGCTGGTTGTTGTAGCAGTGGTTGAGCTGGGCGCACCCATTCTCCGCCTTCATCATGATCAAGCTGAACCGCTTGACCTTGTTCTGCATCAGGGCCTCCATCATGGGGCTCATGCCCTGGGGGATGAAGTCCGGCACTTCCTTGGGTGCGGTCTCGGCCTCGCCTAGTATCAATCGCACCTGCTCGTACGTCATGCGTGGAGACTCTTCGTTCCACATGTGGACAGGCTTGGGTTCCTTGTCCTTCTTGACGTTCATCGTGTCGGGCACACGCAGGATGCGTGACGCCTCAAAGACCTTGCGGTCCACGATCAGGCCGTGCTCGGCGCACAGCTCTTTCAGCCTACCCGCCAGGGGTTCCCACTCTCGGCGAGTGAGGGTTTGCTCGATCAACCAGTAGGCATGGATACCGTTGCCTGAGTTGACCAAGATCGGCTTTGGCAAGCCAACCGCCTTGCAGAACTTTTGAAGCTCGGCCAGCCCAATCTGCTGGTCAAGGTAGCCTTCGATGATCCCCTTGTCGTTGGGGACGCCCTTGGTAGGGCCGCAATCAAGGTCAATCCAAAGTGCCCGAATCGCCGCCACGTTTTCATGTGTGCGGTTGTTCAGGGGGCCAAACTTAGAACATGCAAAAAACACGTTCACGTTGCTGGCCTTGAACTCCTCAATAATCTCGTCAGCTTCTTCTCTGGTCTCCGCGAACCGTTGGTCTGTGTACTTGCCGATCCCTACTATGCAGTACCGCCCTTCCGTTGGTAGCACTGCTTCGAGGAGATCGAATGACATGTTTATTTCCGTCGTTTGTGGCGCTTGATGAAGCGTTCAATCGCTTCGTGGTGTTCTTCGTTGGGCCAGAATGCCCCGGAAAACCAGTTGTAAACCGTCATGCGGCTCACCCCCAGCACCTCGGACACCCTGAGCACAGGAATATCATTTGCGACGCAATGACGCCCCAGGGCCACACCTGGGTTCTTGGTATCTGCCTTGCGGTTGGCGTACACCAAATTCATACTGTAGCCCTGAGACATTCATTACTCCTCGTCGGTCCACTGCTTGAGCACGGAGTCCAAGTCTTTCTTGGCGGTCGGTGCGGCGGCAGTCTTCTTGCTCTCACGTTTAACAGGTTCACCAGCTTCTTCAGCAGGTGCGGCTTCAGCCTTGGGGGCCGGGAGTGCCTTGCCAGCGGTGTCCGCTTGGAACGGGGTCATGATCACCAGCTTCTGCACTTCGGGCTTGCCGCCCAGCTTGGAGGTGACTTCGTACTCTTCCTTGCGGATGAAGCGCGTCGGCGTGAAGAGCACCGACTGGTTGTCGTTGTCCTCGTTGAACCCGATCTGGGTAACCACGTAGTCCAGGCTCTTGCCGTTGTTGGCAAGGTACTTGGTGTAGTTCTCGAACGTATGGGCGTTGTCCTGGTTGCTGTCGCCGAACAGAGACTTGGATGCCAAGTTCATCTGGTACACGCGGCCTTCCAGCCCAGTGCCGAAGTCCTCTTCCAACACCATAGCCAGTCGGCGGGAGTAGCGGCAAGCCTTGGAGTTGCCCATGCCAGAACCCTTGATGTTCTGCGAGCACGAGTCACACCGATTGCTCTGGGCATTGGCGGATTGCGGGTCCGGGGCCTCACCGTCATTGGAGAAGCAGTCGGGTGCAGACGGCTCAGCATCGGGGGTCCATGCCTTCGCGTAGAAGATACGGCCAACTTTGGGGGACGCGTTCACGATAATCGCGTTCACGGTGCCCTTGACGCGGCCCATTTCTTCACCGCCGACTACCTTGCGGAAGATACCGTTCTTGGGAACGATACGGGGAACCCCACCACCGCCGCCACCGGCAAGTTGTTTGGTGAGGGAGCTGATCCCTGCGGATTGCAGGAAGTCGGGGAGGTCTTGGTTGTGCAGTGCGATATTGCTCATCACTTTTCCTTAGATTGCGATCCAGTCGCTGTTGGGGGGAAGAACGTATTGGGTATCAACTTTATTGGCTTGCCATGTGTGGATGTGCCCCACGTTTTTATCAAGCCGCTGGAAGAAGTCGATGGTCCTACTCATGTCGGTGCAGTTGCCCTCCGGCATGTACACATGAGCCACATGTTTTTGGAAGTCGTACGTAATACGCTCCACCTCGCATCCTAAATTTATCATCACTTTTCCTTTGAACGTCTAACAACAATGGTGTACTCATTCTCCACATTCATACCCTTGGGGAATAAGTCTGGATTCTCAGAGATGAAGTCCTTCATGTGTGTCTGATGGATTCGTTTCTCTAGCAGGCCGTATGCGCCGGTCTCCTCGATGAAGTCGTACATAGAATCCCAATCGTTCGTCCAGTATCGGGTTTTGACTGAACGGACAATCGTGCCGTGCGGGGTGCGAACGCTCGACGCGTTCATGTTCTTGCAGTGATCCAGTAGCTCACTCTCGATCACCTTCAACTGTTCGTCTAGGTCCGCGACCTTGCTTTTGAACTCGTCGGCTAACGCGTCCTTGGCATCACGGATTGCTAGGTATGCTCTGGTGAGCACGTCCATGTCTGGCGACTGGACTTCGTTTTCATCTGACATTTCGTTTCCTTTCTAACAAAAACCTAGTATAGCACACTCTTTGACAGTGTCAAATCTCCACCCCCTCCTGAAATTGTTCCCGGTACAGGTCGATGATCTCGTTGTGGTTGGCGATGTTGCTCCGCAGGAGGGAGTACATCTTTGTCTCTACCTTACTGCCCCGAACGTGGATGACCGTCATCGGGTTCACTTGACCGGGTCGGTCGATCCGGGCGTTGGCTTGCAGGTATGTCTCGACACTCATGCACGGTGCGTACCAGATGATCGTGTCGGCGGCAGTTAGTGTAAGGCCATGCGATGCGGCCTGCGGCTGAATGATGAGCACCCGAGGGTTTTCACCACTCTGGAACGTCTTGACGATCTCGGCCCGACCGTTCGCCGACACCGCCCCGTTTATTACGTCGCACGTAATACCGTTCTTCTCCAGATGCTTGCGAAGCAGGTCGATGGTATGCGTGAAGGGCACGAACACGAGTACTTTATTGCTAGCTTCCTCGATGGCTTCCTGCACCACATTCAGTCGGTTGCTCACGTCGAAGTCCACGATCTCCCCGGTATCCGTGTACACGGAACCGCAGGCAATCTGGAGGAGCTTGTTCACCTGGGCGGCGGCGTTGACCGCCGAGATTTCCTCCCCTGCGGCCTCGATCAAGGCTTGCTTGACCAGCAGTTTGTAGAACCCCTGCTGTTGCGGGGTGAGGGGTGCGTCCCGGTCGATGTACGTGATGGGCGGCAGGTCCAGGCAATCTTTCTTCTCAAACCGGATGGCCGGTTGGAGAACATTGTGTACTATATGCTTAGCTTCCGGGCGGGGAATCCAGCGGTACTCGCTCACCTTGACCATGACCTGATCACGAAACTGCCCGTAGAAGGGGGCCACGTTCTTGGGGTTCACCAGCTTTGCCAGCCCGTACGCGTCCACCGGAGATTGGGCAGCTGGAGTACCTGTTAGCATCCAAAGGCCTTTCACGGTCTTGGTCAGGTCACGCAGGTCTTTCCAACGCTCGGTGCGGTTGTTCTTGTAGGCCGACGCCTCGTCCACGACGATCAGGTCGAACCCGCCCGCCATGATCTCTTTCTTCACGATGCCGACGCCATCGAAGTTGATGATGACGAACTCGGCCATGCCGTTCACGATCTCTTTACGTTTCTTTGCGGCTCCGTGAGCTACGGCTACTGTGCGGTGCATAGCGAACTTGAACAAGTCGGCTTGCCACGATGCCTTCATGATCGAGAGGGGGCAGATCACAAGCACTCGGCGCAGTGCGCCGATGTTCATCAAGTAGTCCACGGCCCAGATAACTGATGCGGTCTTGCCGGTGCCCTGCTCGTTGAAGCAGAACGCCTTGCGGTTACCAATCAAAAACTCGGCTGTTTCCTTCTGATGCTCGAACGGTTGGAACCCCAGGGGTCTGGGGTACTCATACTCTGACAGGTTCATTTCTTCTTGCGTTCTTTCTTGCTCGTCTCGGAGACTAGGTTGCCCTTTGCGTCTCGGCGGAATGAGCGGTTCTTCTTGACCGACTCGATGCGCACACCGTCTTTGTTGGAGCCACCCTTATCGAGTGCCTTCTTATGGGCAACATCCTTGCCCTCTCGAATCTCCGCAGTCTTGTCCTTGTCGCGGGGGTCGTCTTTGTGCTTCTTGTCGATGGCTTCCCGTGCTCGTTGGCGTTCGAGGCGCTCGTCGGCTTCGCCTCGTTTCAACTGCATCTGGTACTCGTGTTTATACGGGCGGGGGCTCTTGGTGTACGGCATTTCTATTTACCTTTTCGATGTTGGATGACGTGGGCACTTCACCGAAGCCCAACGCGGCCATGTCGGTTTCCCATAAAGGGGTGCGGCCTTCATTTTCTATCACCCGCAGTGATTTGCCAACCGCTATCGAAACCTCCATCAGCATAGAGTCCTTCTGCTCGACAAAAAGTTTACGCACTTCTTCTTTGATGAGGGGCCCTACCACTTCCTGCATAACTGCTTTTACTCGGCGTCGCAGTTCGTTCTCCAGGATCAGGGCGGTATCGGCTTCTTGGTTGGTCATGCTCATGGTCTCTCCTTAGTAGCTGGCAGTGTTGCCTTTGTAGACAATGCGGTAGTTTTGAATCTCTCGGTCAATGACGCCCTTGGAGTAGTTGCTAGCGATTCGACCCACCTCAGCCGCTAGCATCCCGTACGGGTTCATTCGCAGTTCCTCCACAACCGTCGTCAGGATCAGGTGCCTCACGTCCTCGTGCAGTTTCAGATACGCCGCCGCTTGGTTTAACTCCTCATCTCTCATGTTTAGCTCCGGTTGTATTCACACGTTTTGACGTGGCAGAACTTGCACAACGGTCCCTGGAGGGGGTTCCACACGCCGCTCACCAACGCCGACTCGATACGCGCCACGTCCTGCGCGGGCTTCTCCATGTACTTGGGGATCATCGCCCGGTGGTGCTCGGTCTTGACGAACTCCTTGCTCACCACAAACACCAGGGCGCTCTTGATGCGCTCCAGCTCCGGGAAATGGGCAAAGAGGCCGACCGCCACCAGATCGAGCTGTTTGGTATCTGCATACCGGGCGCTCTTGCTGGTCTTGTAGTCCACCGAGTGGGCTTTGTCTCCGTTCAGCACGACCAAGTCGGCTACCCCACGCCACCACACGTCCGGGTCGAAGAAGTCGCATGGGGTCAGGTCCATGCGCAAACCCATCTTGTACTCGCAGTGCTTCTCGCCAGGGATGCTGTTGAGTTGATCCAGCACGGGCTTCATGTAGTCGTACTTGGCGGGGACCTTCTTGCCGTCTCGGATGGCCTCCTCGGCAACGGTGTGGACCTCCTTGCCGTACAACGTGGCTTGCGTGTCGGGCTCTTTGACATCCTTGGCTACCTTGGTGTGGTAGTACTTGCGGGGACATTGCTGGAATGTCTTGAGGCTACTGTATGACCAAGCGATACTCATTCACTCATCTCCTCGTACCCCCAAGCGTTGCCACAGTTCGGGCAATGCACTCGGTCGGCTAACAGGTTAAATAGCTGGTTGTCGCAGGTCATGCACGTCCATACTTGGCTCCCTGGCGCGGGCATGATGTCGTACTTGCTACGGCCCTTCATCGAGTTGCACTGGGGGCACTCAAACTCTTGGGTCCCAGGCTTCCATACAGCGGTCCAATCATGGTTGCATGCCATGCAGTACAACTGCCCGGAGATATGCGGCTCGCGTTCTTCCTTGGCCTTCTTGAAGTCAATTATTTCCGTCACCTCTGGTTCTCCCGCATGTGTCGAAAGGCCAGGGTGGTGATGCGTAGCTCTACGATGGCTTGCGTAATCAGTTCCTCGGCGGCGTCGTAAGCGTGTTCCAGCGCCGCGTTATGCGCTTGCTTCATCTTCATCTCGGCCATCATCATGGGGTGGGCGTAGTCAATAACTTCAACAGGCTCCATAGCTGTCTCCATGTCCAGATTCACAGTTGAGGGGTAACTCAGGAGCCCACTTGGGGCGGATGCGCATGCACATCTCGACGAACTCCTGGGCGGTCTTGACCTCAGCTTCCGGCACCACGCAGGCAATGGCGTCATGGACAGTCATCACCACACGGTATTTCTTGGCAATCAGAAGCATCTGGTCGCCGATGATGATACGCGCAAGGGCTTGGCAGACGTTCTCGGTTACCTTCCCGCCGTAGATGCGGTTGGGGAGAGTGGCCTTGCCCTTCTTGGTGTCGTACACGAACTGGGTCTTGGCGCGACCGTTCTCGTCCATCTCGGTCCAGCGCAGGTTGGGGTACTTCAGATACAGGCCGTTAGGCAAGCGGATTCCGTTTCTGCCCTCAACCTTCAACACGCCGTCGCGGCCCAGGTCCATGGTCTGGTTGCCGAGGATCGCGCCTAGCGCCCTGCCCGCCGTCTTCCAGAACTCAGCAATCTTCGGGTACGTGCGTCGGTAGGTTTCAATAATGCGCTGGGCCTCCTCCAAGGATACGTCCACTCCAAAGTTCTTGAGTTGCGCCTGGAACTTCGCCGCACCCATACCGTAGCCCGCGCCAAGGATCGTAGTCTTGCCGACGAACCGTTCGTCTTTCGTAATAGCCGCAACAGGTTTGCCGTAGATAGCCGAAGCCATGATTCTGTAAACGTCCTCGCCACGATCAAATGCCTCCACCAAGTCATCTTGCCCAGCTAGCCATGCCAGCGTACGTGCTTCAATCTGAGATGAGTCCGAGTCGATCATCGTGTGCCCGATCGGGGGGATGATGG